CCCATTTCACCGACTGGTCCTGGGCCATTTGAACCATGGCCTGAGTCTGGGCGAAACGCTGAGCTTCAGAGAAGATAGAAGGATCGGACACCGGAATAGTGTCCATCGGACCGATAAAGTCTTCCTGGGTAACTTGAACGGGACCTTCAGCCAGGGGGAAGGTAGCGTCGATCCGATGCAGGATGGATAGAGCCTTCTTCTGACTCTCATGCAAACGAGCATGAATAGCCGAATAAGTGGTGGAGCCTTGCTCGATCAAAGCCATCGTCGTACCAACCGGAGTACGGTCACCCACCTGTCCTATCTTCTCTTCCGCCGTGGCTACTACACCCTTAGCCAAAGCGTACATGCTCTCCATCAGCTGAGCTAGCACGGGGCTTGGCGGGTTGAACGGCATCGGCATCGCCAGCTTACGAATATCATCAATGCTGGCTGGACCTTCAATCTCGCAGATCTGAGTAACGTCAACCTGCGTGTTCTGACCGACTACTCTACCACTGCGAAGCTTAAGCATCGTAGCGGCATTATTGATATGGGCGGAATCCAGAAGAGCTCGAAGAGACCCGGTGAGGGCTGCACTAAGCCCCCCGATCAGATGAGGAAGACCAATGCCATAGGCTCCTCTCCAGGGGATGAACTTCCACTCGACGAACCAGTCAAGCTTCTCCATCGTGGGATCATCTTCATCCCAGTTGCGATAGAGAGACAGCACCTGCTCGGAGTCTTCATCGATGGTCAGGATGTATGGAGCATATTCCCCGCCGGATATGGAGTCATCCTCCAACTCCAGCCAGGTATAGATCTCCAGAATGGACCTAAGCCCATCTTCGTTATACCCGTCCTCCTCTCGGCCTTCAATCTTGTTGTTAGCCTGAGTGGAACTGGACTCTTCCGGGATATCGCCCGATGTCTGTGGCTCGAATACATCAACATAGAGCCCGGATGAAATCCGCTGGCGGAACTCAGATTTTGTAATCAGCTGGCGGTGAGTAACCCGGGGAGAGGTATAGAAGCTGGTGGCCGCGTAGGGAAGGAAGACGTCATCAACGGGTACGAACTCAGCTCGGGGGCGACGAAGCCGCTCATCGTACCAGAATTTCTGGTATTGAGAACCCCCCATCGGGACCTGAGTGAGGAGCTGCTCAAGCTCATCCCGATATTCTTTGATCTGTACCGTCAGCTGCCAATTCATGAAGCGGGATTTGCGATTAGCTCGCTCAAGCTTCATGGGGTTGATGTCGTCTGTCACCCAGGGTTTGACCGGTCCTGAAGCTGGGAATAGTTCCTTGATGGCTCGACTAGCGAAGTCCACACAAGCTTCGGCCAGAACAGGGTGGACTACTCGAGAGGCTCCATCGAATTCGGCACCACCGGGAGCATCGTCCCCTAGCCCCGAGCGGCGAAGACCCTCCTCATACTGCTTATCCCGTTTCTCACGAGACTTCTTGTCCCGCTCAATCAGCTCAACGTATTCAGAGGCTATAGACCGGAGCTTCTCTGTGGGGAGCTGATCCGCCAGGTTTGACATGAACTCGTCGGATTGAGTGTCTACCGGCTCCAGGTCGGGGATCTCAACGGATCCGTCTTCCAGCTCGATGTAGTCTTCCGGACTTTCGCCCAGGGTTAGATGATTCAGTTCTGGCATGGTTAAATTCCCTTGGAATAGCCCGATTATACCACTTTCCCACCGCGGATCAAGCCTCCCCGGGCGAACTCCGGGGTATTCTTACTACGCCAAACTTCCAGTGCCTTTCCGAATATGTCTTCGGATTGCAAAGCCTCAATTTGCTCAGGAGTCATATAGTCTGAAAGCTCATGTCCGGCCGACTGAAGGATCCTGCGCTTGGCTAGGTCCGACTCGGATGTTCCCCACATAGGAAAGCCAGCCCTTGCTCGGTCCTGGAGAGTCCCTGACGACACCCCGGGAGGAAGAGTTTCGGGATTTACATGAAGGATACCTTGCTCCGCCAGTGCTCTCACCGGGTCGCCAGGTGTCGCCATGTCACGTTTCACATACTTGGTGAGCGGGCCTTCGATCCAGTTAGTAAGGGCATCAATTGACTGAAGATATTCGGGTGAATATCCCTGAAAACGGTTAAGCTCCGGACCTTGTTTTGATATAATCGCCCTTACTTCCGGATCCATGGGCTTCAGTCTTTCCAGCGCTTTTTCTACGCTTCCGGTCAACCAGTTACCCCCTTTCGGCTTGACCACTCTGGGGTTTGCGGCTGCTGATGCCCGAGCAAACTCTCTGGCGCCATGCTCGACTGCTTTAGGCAGGTTGACCACCATACGGCCAGAGGCTCGAGCCAGTGGGCTCGCGCTGGGGGCTGTGAACAGGGTATCCAGGACTTGTTGAGCCCGACCTTGCTTAAGCTGGGGCACTCGGCTTCCTGTTCCACCACCCACTACTCTTAGGGGGGCATTTCCATAGGACCACTCATTGATCTCTTCTGGAGTCTTCCCCAACAGAAGCTCACCTAGCCCCATGTCAATCAGCGGAATGCGAACCTTATCCCCGGTGTCTCGAACACTGGTCAAGGCATCAGCGATGGCCCCAAGAATGGAACCCCGGGGTGTGGCTTTCAACTCTGGCATGTGGAGTGCTCTCTCATACGTACAAGACCGCCCTGGGCCTTCTTGATAAACTTGGAAATCCCATCCTCTTGGGACTCAACCCATCCCGGCTGTCTACGATAGAATCCTTCAGAGCCCGGGATGGAGTGTAAGCTAAGCGGCTTTCTGGGAGACAGCTGATAAGCGTCCTCCAGGAGGTGTGACCCCAGGCCCTTTTGATCACTGAGCAAGTAGGGCAGAGTCTGCTTTCCATCCAGCTGATAAGCTCCCATGACTCTCCCAGAGGATGGATCGACGAACACATGAGTCCTCACATCGTCATGCTTCATGTTGAGAGCCATCTCATCGGGAAGCGTCACCTTGTTCCATTCGTTGGTGTCGGTGATGCTTGGGCGACGAGATCGGATATGCTGAAGCATCTCCAGAAGCCTGGGAGCCTCATCGGCCCCTCTCAGGATGATGCGCTGGAGTGCCTGAAGTGGTGATGGCATGACTTACTCACTTGTCCAGAGGGGTTTGAGATCGATGGGCCTGTCGCCAAACATGATCTGACGCTGGAGCATCTCCAGAGGAGAGAGTCTCATCTCGTCCCGGTACTCTCTGACCGGCTCAGGATAGTATGGAGTCTGAACCACATCATAGCGATTTCCCCTCACCAGATTGACCGGTACGGGCTGATCCCCATAAAGCTCTTGTAGAGCCTTCATGCGATGCCGCCCTTCGTACCCCGCATCCATATGCGTGGGGTACTCATCCACCCAAAGCAGGGGCAAGTCCCTCAATTTCTCCTTTTCAATGGATTGCTTGAGGTATTCGATGATGTTTCGATCACGTACCTCGTCCAGCGCGGGCGTTCGACTGGCCCAGTCACTCGGCCGAATCAGCGCGGTTGCGACCGGCGGTCGTGTGGAAACGATGGACTCGCTGAATCCCCGTTGAGCTGCGGGCTTAAAAGCCACCGCACGGGCCACGGTTGACGGTGAGATACGCTCAATCAGAGGGGTCTGACTGGCTAAAAGCTCGGCCCGTTCCATGGATGGTCCGATGGAGTCGGGAGCGAGCTTTTTGAGGGCCTTTTGAATCAGTGAGAGCGCGGAAGCCATGGTATACGCCGATGTGGGGTTACATCATTATACCACAATTTAACTCGCGTAGGGGTTTCTTCTCCTTGGCGCGCTATCATCAGCATAGTCTTCCACCTCTTCAGGCTCATCGCAGGTCAGGTACCCACTGTCTTTGATGTACTGAAGCGCTTGAGACTTGGTATCTACCAGGTCATCATGCTCTACCATGGGGAATGAGCATACCTGATCAACCAGAGGATCCGCCCATCTGGCGAATGGCTTATCCTGATCCGAGTCAGGGTCTGAGCTGGACGCTGGTATGAATACCAACCCTAAGCAGGGGATATTGGACACCGCATGCAAGCGCTGGACCTTGTCCGCCCGTCCCGGGTTGTACTCTCTAACGGGTACGGTCAGCTGCAGGTCCTGACGCAGAGAGATCCCCGAGCCTTTGTTCTCAATCAGGACGACATCGGCTCTTCTCTCATCCCCATCGGGTCCATACCATGAGTTGTTGTACTCTGTCTTAACCTTCTGCCTCAGCTCCGGGTACCCCAGGTGCTCAGTCCACGCGTCCAGCAGCAGCACCGCGTACCGCTGCCACTTCGCGGGTGTGACTCTCATGTATGGACCCAAAAGCTCTCTCAACCGGGGAGTCAGCTCAAACACCCCCCAGGTTGAGCATGCGCTCGGGTCCGGATCTCGCGTCTTGCGATCCAGAGTTTGCTCAGTGAACGCAGTATCGTATGACTGTACGATGAGCTCAAACTTAGGTAGGGGCAGCCCTTTCGGCCACAGGTTGAGCCAGGTACTCTTGATAATGCCATTCTCTCTTGGATCAATCAGCTCTGCATAGAGTTCCTGCTGACCCAGACGAGTCCCCTCGTACTGAGCCACCTGAGAGAAGAATGTGCGAGCCAGGTTTGCTTTGTTGTCGTACGTTGAGCCAGTGGTTAGCACATACCGCTTGGGGTCTTTCTTAGCCCGGTCGATCAAAGAGCGTATGAGGGGGATTGGCTTCGGTGTCGTGGATACCACCACCTGTGGATGCCGACCCAGACGAAGACCGAAGTGAAGCATGTCCCAAACCTCTTGCGGGTACTGCCAGCCTGCGATCTCATCCAACCACGCGGCATCGAACTGCGGACCCCGTAGTCGCTCGGGCTCTTCAGCGGAGTACAGAGTGGCGATGGCTCCATTGGGGAACGTCAGGCGACGCTTCGATGGCTCATATGTGGGACGCTTCAATGGGTGAGCGACGCTCAGAATCCCCGACTCACCTTCTGTGACAACGTCTCGAGTATCTGCCGTGGTCGGAGCGATGATGGCTATGCGTCGGTACCCTTGATCCACCCAGCGCAGGACTTGCTCCGCACCCAGGCGAGTGTTATGTGTTGGTATGCAATCAGGAGTGACCAGATAAAGCTTTGACTGGTGCTCAACCGTAAGACACCTAACGGGTACGCTGGGAACGGGGGTGACGCTCGTGATGAACCTTCCACCCAGTCTTGAGCTTTGAGTAGAAGCTAGGGGAGCCACTCTATCCCTTTTCCGTGGTAGAGAGAACGGGTTCAACTCCCTTCTAGGCCGAATCCTTAGGATATGGCATGGTTGGCATATGGCTTCAGGCTTCCCGGTGATTTTAGGCTGCTTAATGGAGCGTGACACCACATAACCCAGGGATGACATGAGATAATACACGTCATCGGCTAATCGGGGGTTGGTAGAGTAGAACGACGCTTGATTCCCGAGCTTATTTACTGACCCGTCAGAGTCCATTAACCCTCTCAACAACTCGATTCGGTGCTCAACGCTGGCTAAGAGGTACTGAAGAGGGATGTGCTTATTCTTATATAGCGATAGATACTTAAGCTGTGAGACTAACGAGTCATTGGACTCGTACTGTCCGGTGAGCTGGGACCTTGATAGGGGTTTTCCATTGCTAAGCTTGACATCCCAGCAGCTAGGGGACTTGTCTTGCTTTACTTGAGTAATGATACCTAAGGGGAGTTTAGACTCAAAATGGGGCAGATCCTCCTTCAGGATGGTGAAGCTCCATTGCTTGCTAGACCCATCTCCCAACCAATAACCCAGAAGGTAGGGGTCGACTGGTAGAGGTAAGTGCGGGGATTGCAAAGGAAGGGTGGACGGTATGAAATGGTTGGCTGTAGACCCTACTCGCACCGAGTCACGGATCTCAGCTGTAGTGTAGATCCCCTTGTAGCGTTCCTTCGGCCTTCTTCGTTGCTCTCTGGGGATGGTAGCCCATAGATGTTCCTCATCAGCTACGACACTCTGTCCATTGTCAAAGGTCAGCCTGTAACAAGGCCGATTTAGGAGCGGGGGATGTGCCATCAATACCCGAGTGGCCGTTCCATCCGGAGCATACACCAAATCACCCGTCTGGATATTAGCCAGGGGAGTGAGCCCTGAGGGTGTTGGGATCAGTGTATCCAATGCTAAGGCTTTGCCAAACCCTCTACCTGCGAGTGCGATCCAGTAGTCCCAGTCAGGGTTAGGCTCGTTTGGAGGGTGATTCGATGAGTTGGGATGGTCAGGTGGCAACTGGCTTGAGCGAGCCCATAGGTCCCAGCTGTATATGAGCGCCGTGAGCTCATCTTTACTGAACTCGGCCAGATCCTCGGCAGAGAAGTCCATGTGGGTTATTTTCCTCTATTGAGGAGCTTGAGCAGCTTCTCTCTTGCCTGTTCAACCTCTACCGCATCGTCATCAGTGTTGCTCGTCGGAGTTGGGTTGTCCTTCCAGCCGGCTCTCATGCGCATCCATGCCATCGTGATGTTGGGATGCTCTCCAGAGGTTGCTAGCTCAAAGAATGTCTCAGCTACCTCTAGGTTGGCATGCTCTGTACCGTAGTCCAGGTCTTTCTTGTAGAATTCCAGGACTTGATCGGTGCTCAGGTTGAGATGAGACGCGATGTACTCTAGAGAGGCTCCAAGGCCCGCAAGCGTTTCCACTTGCTTAGAGTCTCGCTTGTTGGGGTGCAGTGGAGTGATCATGTGGGGGAGTATATCACAATTTTCGGGTTTTGGGTTGACTCTCTTGGTGGTTTGGGGTGTTTGAATCTCTCGACTCTCTCGACTCTCTCGACTCTCTCGAGTTTCGTGGTTGATAAATGCAGAAATATACGCAATCCATTGGGGGGCTCCCTGGGTGTCGCATTGTCATGGGATATCACGTTGCCATATGTGCGTGGGATATCACATTCTCATGCACGCATCCCGGTGTCATATGACGACGAGCCATTTACTTTCTCTACCGGTTGTGGTATACGCGCGTACGCTCGGGCGTATATGTATATAGAGGGGATGCAAATGGGAATTATTAGCAACTCTTACCGAATTCATTTACACGCTCAACTGACACGGGTATGATGGGTTTGTCGGCGGTACTGATCACCGCCTGGTTACAACCACTGACTGGAGAATATCATGACTGACCGTTACATCGAATTCAAATCCGCCCACGAACACGGCATCGTCAAGATAGTCGCGAACCGCGGCATCGCCTGGCAGGTCCAGGACGACGAGGGCAACCTGTTCCTGGTCCAGAAGAAGCTGGTCGTACGCGGTCCCTGGGAGGAGGAGACTGAGGATGAGCCCGCTCCGGCACCGACGCCTTCACTGGCCAGCCAGCTGGAAGCCGCTGCTGCTCCGAAGCCCGCACCCGCACCGAAAGCTGACAACCCGGTCACGCTGAAGCAGCTCTGCTTCGACCTGGATATCGAACCCCGGATCGCACGCCGCCGGCTCCGCAACAGCTCCTTCGGCAAGGTCGGCATCGGCTCCCGCTGGGAGTGGGAAGCTGGCTCCGCCACGCTGGGTCAGGTGACCGCTATTATCCAGGGCACCAAGGCCGAGTAATGGCCTGGCTTATAATCCTGGGCCTCGCGCTGGTTATCCTGGCCTGCGCGGCCCTATCTCACTCCACGCCTCGTCCCCGTCGAGTCTGGAACTATGAACTTAACCGTTGGGAGTATCGCAATCATGACCATCGATGAAATCCTGTCCGCTGTCCAGGAGCTGAGAGCCCAGATTCTGGACGGCTGCACCGAACACCCCGCTACTGCGCTGGGCCTGGACCGCCGCTGTGGCACGCTGCACGTCAACGAGGAGTACATCGCTGTCCCCCGTAGCGGGAACCGGAGCCTGCTCTACTACGGCGGCTTCGAGTACATCCCCGAGGAGTACATCACTCGCGTGGGCGACCTGACCCTGTACTCCATCGAACACGACCGCGTTCTGAACGCTCTGGTCTATCTGGAGGGGCAGTCGTGATATATGAGGAAATCATGCCCGTCGACACCTTCGGCTGGCATCCCGCTGAGCTCCAGGTTCGTGGGCAGGTTGCAGCCACTCAGCGTGAAGCGGGGTCCAACCTGCCTGTGGTTCGCGTCACCTTCCTGGAGCATGACAGCCCGAATCCTACTCACGCCTGCGGCTACTGGTCCATTGAGCTGGACGGCTACAGCCACGAACTCGCCACTTACCTAGGAGAAGAATAATGCGTCATCTCGACAAGATTAAGAAGCTGCTCGCTCTGGCTCAAGATCCGGCGGCATCCCCGAACGAGGCAGAGACTGCGTCTCGACAGGCGGCTGCGCTCATGGCCAAGCATAACCTGGACCTCGCCGATCTGGAAGCCCACGAGCTCGAGACAGAGTGGGACATCACTGAAGCGAGCATGCCCGGCTGCCGTCCAGGTAAGAAGGATCCCCGCAAGGTTCCCGTCTGGATCGGAATCATTGCCTTCGGTGTCTCGATATACACGCGCACTCGAGTCATCACTCGTAGTGGTCAGGTCGTATACCGCGGTGCACGCGCTGACGTAGAGCTCGCGCACTGGATGCTGAAGGCACTGATCGACCTAGCTTACTCCCGATCCAGGGACTCAGACGATCCTGGTGGCTTCCGCAATGGATTCGCGATCGCGATCCAAACTCGACTCAAGACTATGTCCAAAGAGCGCGACCAAGTCGAGGCAGAGAGTCCGGGCGCACTGGTCGTAGTGGACAAGCTTGAAGCCAAGTTGGACGAGCTCTTCGGATCGAGACAGGGTAAGCCGTCACACGCTCGATCCAACGCTGACGGATTTGCGAGTGGTATGGAGTCAAGACTGCCCACGAACCGCCCAGTAACTAGTTCTAGCCGGCCACTATTATCTACCAGTACCCACTAACGCGGGCCGTATACGCCCACGCAGCTGCCTCTGCGACCACTGTCCAGGGGCAATTTGCGCGCTGGTCAGGGGTAAACACGCTCATTGACTGGTGACACGCACCTAAATAGCCAAATCGGCGAAAATTCCCGTTTAAATTCAGCAACTTAATGGATATTTTTAGACGCGTCTATTGCCATCAAAAAAAAGCGGCATAGGCAGTGGTTTTCTGTTGGATTTGGGTTGGTTTAGATCATGGATCAATATTTTATTCATGCAAGCATATTTAAGTATCACGAGGCCGCATATTAACATATAATAATATTTGATTATTCCATCTCCATATGTCTATGTCCTACCTGACTTCCCCCCCAATGAAAAAAAATTTTTCGTTTAAAATCAGTAACTTAAGCCGAAATATCATGCCACTGTCCTGGAAATATTCCACTGTCCTCAATAGACAGGATTAGATCATATTCGCCTAAACCAAGCTCAAGTCTGTCGAAAATTTTCTTTTAAAATCAGTAACTTAGTATTTATTTTTAGACGTGACATAAAAAAAAAAAAAACCACTAAAAAAAGGGGAAAAATGAACCCTTTAGTTTACTTTTATTTCCGCGAGTGGAACACCCCCCCGATCGTCAACAGCGTCTATTGCGACCCTAAGTCCCTGATTTTAAACAGTTTTTTTACCCAAAATCAATATTTTTATTGATTCATGCTACGATCCGGGTGATCACCATGTCCTAAATAGGACACTGGTCTTCTCAACGCGGTCAACATTTTGATAGCTATCGATAAAATGTAAAATTGAGGGTTTAGGACATAAACATATTTTTCGCCAAGTTCGCCCAATTTTATGCCCCTCCTGATATAATAACAGCTCCACCACTCAACCTCCGATCACTATGAAAAACCTTGAAAATCGCATCGAAGCCCTGGAATCCCAGATTATAGCCTTGAAACTTAAACTTGGATCGCTTCAAGATCGGGTCTTCTCTGATGATCCACATCCGAACATCATCGAATTCCTGAACTCCCCTGAGGCGCTTCAGCTCCCGACCATCGAGATCAGAAACTGCTCCCCAAGAACCCTGACTAAAGACCTGGCTAACCTGTATGGAACCACTCCACAGGCATTCCTCCAGCTGCTTCCTAAGCATATCCGCGACACCGTTAGACGCACCC